TGCTGCGCATATTGCATCGCAGTAGGCTCAATCGCGATAATCCGTGGCGTTTTGAGCGTTTTAGGAACTGAGATCACCTTCACAGGTGTCTCATCTCCGGGTTCGATGAAGTCCAGTTCCTGGTACATCCGATTGACCTTGTAAGGTTTCTCGTTTGTGATCAAGAACTGCTCAGGCGGAAAGTACTGCCTGAGGCGGGATGGCCAGGTTCGCTGATTCCACTTCCCATTACTGGAAAGTTTGTCAGCGACACTGCCTGAGCCATGCTTAGGTACGAGTTTCCGTAGGCGGACATCGCTGTCCACCTTTAGGAAGAGCTCGTCGTAAAGCAAGCTGGCGATACGGTTAAATTCCTCCCAGTCATGGGGAAACAACCGTGCACCAGCTGCCCTGACTTCATGCTCACACTCGATGAAACCGCCCATCGCTAACCTCTCCCGTTTCTCCGAGACGACCTTACGGTCGCCAAGGAGGGAGACCACCCCATCACTGGGATGGTCGGGGAGGGCTATCTTGCCAAACCCCAGCGTCAGCTGGCGCAAGGCATAGATTGCTTCGATGGACGGCGAATCGAGAACCGTTCCACTAGCTCGGTTGAACACCAGACCAAGGAAACCCTCCAGGAACGGAGGGAAACCAGTACGACGACTCCCGAATCGAAATTCGGTTGCGTCCGAAGGGTCGACGATACCACGGTCTAGCCACCTCTCGATGGCTTTTCCGTAGTTCGCCAGGGTAATCGCTAGAAACGATAACCCCTCGTGTTCAACGCGTCTCGTGACAGTTGTTATGTCGCGAGCGGCGCTAGTGCAGCATCGCACAGCCAATTCATTGGCCGTGCAGGACCAGAGAGACGTCAGGCTTTTCAGGTCTACCCCCGCTTCACGCGGAGGCCGGACCTTCCCTAGCCTAGACGACACAAGCCCCCTAGAATCCCTGGGTGTTACCGTTGCTCAGCGGGTAGGATTCGACCATGTCGAACCCCGTCTCGTTGAACACGGACAACCAGTCACGGAGCAGGGTGAGCACGTTCCACGGCACCTCCGGGTTTCCCCGAAGGTACTGGTAGAGCGTCCAAACCCCGTCGCCAACGACCAGCTTGTCAAAGCTGGCCATGTTGATGTCGTGCAAGCGAAGGAGCGAAACGATCCTGGCTTGGAAGCCAAGGGTCATCTCGCTTTCCCTCGGATTGACGATGGCCTCGTTTTCGAGGTCCATCGACAACTTACATGCTTCGTGGAGGCCAATGTAGCGCTCCGATTGGTGATGATTCAACTTCATTCCTTTCGAGGCGCAAGGCCTCTGGTGGGTTAATAGAAGACCTGTGTACAACTACCTCGTTCGATTCAAGGGCAAGAACTGCCCCTGAGGAAGAACGTATCACCGGCAAGACACACCACTTCGACGACAAACACGGCGATTACCACCAACTTCTTGGTGGCGATCTTATCCATGTAAACGTCGGTGTGGCGTCGGCCAAAGCTCGTTTCGACGGGATTGTCGACGTAGTCTCCAGCGCGATTCCCCCACGAGGGTTCGGGCCCACGAATGTAGAGCGGATCCTCTTCAGAGGACTTCACTCCACGAATGTGGACACCGGTATCCCCATCGGGAAGAGTGCTTGCCACGCTACCGCGGAGAGAGCGACGAGCGCGCCTGTACTCGATTTGAGCCAGGACGCGTTCCCACTTCTCCTTCATCCTTCTCAC